GCCCAATACTTTGCCGTGGCTCAGAGGCGTCGGAGAGTCTTTCTCGTTGCCGTGCCTTGTGAGCTTATCGCAAGTGTTGGAGAGCGGGCCTGTCCATCAGAGATACTTTCTCTCAGAGAAAGCGTGCTTGGGAATCCTCCGACGCGCGGAGAAGCGTGGGAAGGCGTTGCCAGAGCAACTGCGGCAAGCCTTACAAGCAGTGGCCGGGGCGTAGAGCGGCCAGGGGAGTCGCGAGGGCAGGATGATGTAGTTGTTTCATGCCCGCCTACAGCGAGGACTCTGACCCAGCGGATGCACAAAGGCTTCGACAGCACGCTGGACAGCCAGACGCCGATTATCACCGGCTCTTCAACTGGAGTCATGGCCGTCCGCACCGCCCAAACATCAGCCAACGGCCACGGCTTGGCCCAAGAGGTGGCCCATACGTTGGATCAAGTGCAGGGGCAGGCCGTTGCTTTCAAGCCATCGCACTACACTCGCGGCAAGGACGGCAAACCCGACGAGGTTGCTCCTCCGCTATCCGCCGACGCCGACAAGGGCGACCAAGACACGCTGATCATGCGTCAGTCCATCGGCTTTAACTGGCAGAACGGTGGCGGCTACGGCAATGCAAATGACGGCCTCGGCATCACCGAAGAAGGCACGGGTCCGCTGTCGCGGTCGCAGGTTCCTGCGCGTGTCACGGGGCAGAGGACACACGCGCTGACAACTCGAGCGGCTGCGGTTGAGGAGGACGGCACGGGGCGCGGGACGCCGATTGTTCCGGTCGCCTTCTCCGCAAAGGACTCCGGCTCCGACGCTACCGAGGAACTAAGCCCGACCATGCGAGCCATGCAGCACGTTGACGGCAACGCGAATGCGGGTGGTCAGATTGCCGTGGCGTATGGCGTCGATACCTACAACCAGACCGTCTCCGACGTCTCCATCCCCCCGCGAGTCGGCAATGCGAAGGACTCGCTGCCGGCCGCAATGATCCCCTTCGTCAAAGCCACGAACCCGCACAGCAAAGACGAGGCTCCGCGATTCGAGGAGGCCGAGGTGGCGGCGTGTCTCAACGGATGGGACGAGCGGCATGACCCGCCGAAGCACGTTGTGGCGTTCACCCAGAACAGCCGCGACGAAGTACGCCAGATCGACGGCGAAGGCCAGATCGCTGGGGCGCTGTCTGCGGAGATGGGTATGCATCAGACGAACTACCTTGCGTTTTCCCCACTCCAGGGCGGCCGGTCGATGCCCGTGACGCCTGAGTCGCCGACGCTTGAGGCCGGCACGGGCAATAAGGCTCCGGCTGTCCTCGCGTTTGCAAACCGCACCCGCGACGGCGTCAAGGTGCCAGAGGTGATGAAGGACGGAGTCACCCCCGCGCTAACGAACCCAGGCAACGGCGGCCGAGCGGATGCTGTGAATGTTTGTGCGTTCGCACAAAACCAACTCGGCGAGGTGAGAATTAACGGCGAGGTTATGGGGACGGTCAACACCAACCAAAACGCCAGCGGACGAAACACTCCGATGGTTCATCAGGCCATGCAAGTTCGCCGCCTCACCCCGACCGAATGCTGCCGCCTCCAGGGCTTCCCCGACGAGCACTGCGACATCACCTTCCGCAAGAAGCCAGCCGCCGACGGGCCGAAGTACCGCGCCCTCGGCAACAGCATGGCCGTGCCGTGCATGGCGTGGCTAGGTTATCGCATCCAATTGGCTACAGGTAGTAACAACAAATGAACTGCACCATCCAATTCGCCACCGACTTCTACGCCGGCGCCGCCGAATACGTCCGCGACCATCTGACGAAGCCAGGAAGCGACTTCCAGCGGAAACTGGACTCTTGGCTCTATGACTCCTCCGAGCCGACGGAGGATGACGGCTACATCGCCCTGGTCGAGGATCACGGCGAGGTCATCGGCTGGGCCAGAACGGAGAAGTGGCTCGAGGCCGGCGCCGATCAGTGGAACACGCTGGAGGCGTTCGTCCATAAGAGCTACCGCCGCCGCGGCATCGCCGCCTTCGCTGCCTCGGGGCTGTATTCGTCGCTGTTCGCCGGCTACGGCGACTCGGTCGCCGTCTTCCACCCGCACATGCTGCTCGTCGCCCGACGAGCCGGGTTCTATCCGACCTTATTTAAGAAGCGAAAGTGCGTGAGATGGGAGAGACAGTGACTCCAGACCCGGCGGCGGTGTCGGCCCGCGTGGCCGCATTTCGGCACTTCTGCAACGCGACGGGCCAGACGCTCGACGAGTTCATCGCCGAGATGCAGCTCCAGCGGAAGTCCGAGATCGTCGTGGCCGCGAGCCACTTGAAGGACTCGCTCGAGGTGTTCACCAGGGTCTGCGAGCGGCGGCTCCTCCAGGGCGACGATCTCTAGCCGATTAGTCTTGACCTTGAGCCTACAGAAACGGATAACTACCGCCATGAGCGACACCGACGCCTTCGGCACGCTGGTCGTGACCATTCTGATGAACACGGTCGGCTTCGTGCTGGTGTTTCTGCTGACCGCCGCGGCGGTGCAGTATTGCTGGGAGGGTTCGATCTCTGCCGTGATCGGCGATCGGCCTCTGTCGTTCACAGAGGCGTGCAAGCTTGTTGGTTTGTGGTGGTCTTTGTCCGGTCTGCGGCCGGCTAAATAACAAGGAGGTTTCCGATGATGATCAAAGAGCGATTTTTCTGCGCGAAAGAGTTGACCCGCCTCTGGCATTCGTCGATGACGAACGAGCGCATCTGCCAGCAGCTCGGCTGCTCGAACAGCCAGCTTTACATCCTGGCTCGCAGGCTGAAGCTGCCGGCCAGAGGCCATGTGAAGGTCGAGGACGGCGAGCGCGGCCCCGGCGACCCAGACGAGGAGACGATCCGCCATCGGGCGGCAAAGATCATGGCGAGCTGGTCGCCCGAAGTCGCCGAGCGTCGCCGAGTCGGCAAGAGCCCCAAGCCGATGATGAAGAACTACGCCTTCGACGGTCGCCACGCCACCTTCGCGGAGTGCGGCTTGCCGTAGACCCTACTTGCCAAAGGAAAGCACCATCGTCGCGAAAGTCATCGCGACGGCAAAGGCGGCTGGCTGGTGGGCAGGGAAGCTCCACGGCAATGCGTTCGGCATCGCTGGGATGCCCGACGTGATGGTGATCCGCGGCGGAAAAGTGGCGTTCCTTGAGTGCAAGGTGCCCGGCGAGGAGCCGACGAAGATTCAGCGGCATCGGATGCGGCAACTGGCTGAAGCCGGGGCCGCCGTGACTTGGGTGACAAGTGCCAGCGAGGCACGGGCATTTTTGGAGAGCGTGAGATGATCGACTACCGCCGCCACGCCTCGTTCTTCGAGACGCACCAGATGTCGATGGATCGGCGGCACGCCGTGGCGATCGGCAAGTTTCTGCGGCAGTGCAATGGCATCGACGGCATCGTCGAAGTCGGCTGCTGCTACGGCGTCTCGACGGCCGAGGTGCTCGCCGCGGCCGACGAGATCGACGCCCACGTCGCCCTGATCGACCCCGTGCATCAGCCCAGCCTGAAAGCGATGGTGGCCGAGGCGCCGCCGAAGCGGGTGTCACTCTGCGAAGGCACAAGCGCGGAGCTGCTGGCGAAGTATCTGACCGCCGAGAGCGTCGCGATCTTGGATGGCGATCACAGCATGGCCTGCGCCGAAATCGAGTCGGACATCTGTTACGAGATCGGCCCGCGAGCCATCATCCTCCACGACGTCACGAACCGCGACCGGGACTGCGAGGGGCCGGGCTGGTTCATGCACTTGTTCCAGAAGATCGGCTACCGCGTCGCCATCGACTGTCTGCCACGCCGTGGCGAGCGGACTGACCGCGGCCTGGCGATCCTGTGCCGCGACGTCAACGACCACATGAGGGCCATCGACGCTTGCACAAGTGCCTAGCCACCTTCGGCATCGGCGACGACGCGGCGGCCCTCCTGCGGGTGGCCCTGCCGACGCACCTCCGCTATTGCGAGGCCCACGGGTACGACCTCGTCGTGCCGCAGATGCCGGCGGTCAAGCGGTTCCCGAAGGTCTGGGGGCGGCCGGCGAGCTGGTTCAAGGTCGCCCTGATTCACAGCCTGCTCGACGCCTATGACGTTGTCTTGTGGCTCGACGCCGACGTGGCCGTGCTGCGTCACGACACCGACATCCTCGACGAGGCTACGGACGCGCCGATGCACATGGTCGTGCATCACACCGATGACGGCGCGGTGCCGAATTGCGGCGTCTGGCTGGTGCGGAGGCAGGCGCAGCAGTTCCTCGACAACCTCTGGGAGTCGCCGGAGTTCCTGCGGTCTGGCGGCTGGTGGGAGCAGGCGGCCGTGATCCACGCTTTGGGCGGCGACCCAGACGCGACGCCGGTGGCCGTGCCGCCGGGGCCGCTCTGGGCCGAGTTGCCCTACGAGTGGAACCCGCACAGGCGTGATCCTCGCGGCATCCCGCGGGCTGCGAGGTTCTTTCACGCCACGATGTTCGACGACCGCCTCGCGGCGATGAAGGAGGCGATTCATGCCAGTCAGTCGGCCTGAAGAATTCTGGCCCGTTGAAGACGGGTATCAGGAGCAATATGACCGCTACGTCGGCTACGGAGCCGAGGAGGCGGCGCGGTCGAATGTGGCGATCGTCGCCATCGCCAGGAACATTCTGCCGCACGGGATGAACACGCTCGGCTTGATCGACGAGCTGGCGGCGAAGTTTCATGAAGCGAAGTTCTACTGCTTTGAGAATGACTCCAACGACGACACGGCCAAGGCGCTTGACGCCTTCGCGGCCACCAGGCCGTGGGTGACGATCGAGCACGACACGCTCCTGCGGCCAGACTACCGTGGGTTCCAGCCGGAGCGGACGGTGGCCCTCGCCGAGTACCGCAATCGCTGCCGCCTCTGGGTGGAGCATCACGACCCTGATGCCCAGTACGTCGTCGTCTTGGATATGGACCCGCACGGCGGGTTTTCCGTCGATGGCGTGCTCAACAGCGTCGGCTGGATGCGGGAGTACCAGAGCAAGATGCAGCGGGCCTGCGAAGTCGGCTGCATGGCTAGCTACTCGCTCTACGTCCGCAGGGAAGAAGGCGGCGCGATTGCCCTCGCGCAGTACGACTCCTATGCCGCAAGGCTCTCGTGGTGGGAAAATAGGCGAAACAAAATCGGCGATTGGGCGAATCTGTGGTTTCACGCCCTCATGCCGCCGGTCGGCGGCGACCCGATCCCGATGTATTCGGCCTTCGGCGGCCTCGCCGTCTACAAGGCCGAGGCGTTTCGTCACTGCCTGTACGGCGGCGGCGACTGCGAACACGTCGTGGCACATAAGGCCATGCGGCAGGCCGGCTATGGCTTGTGGCTCAATCCTGGCTGCCGGTATGTCGCCATCCTCCCAGAGGACTCGTGAAGCTCACCGCGAATCAAAAACGGGCTTTGCGCAGACTCTGGGATGAGAATTTGACGCTCGACGAGATCGCGAGCGATCTGACGTTCTCCACTTACGAGTGGAGCCTGAAAGGCGAAGACGCCGAAGTCGTCGAATTCGACGTGCCGGCGGTGCTGGGGGCGGCGATGTTTCTGTGCCTCGGCCCCCGGCCCGACGTGCCGCCGCCGCCGTCGCCGGAAGAGATTCGGCTGGCCGCCGCCGGCATCCGCGCCGGTTGGAGTCAGGCCGAGCGGGAAGCCCGGCTCAAGAACGCCTGGGGTGGTACACTGGATAGTGCTACTGGAGCAAACAACAGTGCTGGCGGAAGTACGGCTCGTGATCGCGCCGAAGGAGATGCGACTGATCCTCAAGAATGGTGACGATGTCATCGAGGATGAGTTGTGGACGGCTCCGCGCAAGATCACTCCGACTGAGGCCAAGCAGGCGGCGCGTGCCGCGTTCGATGATTGGTATGACTTCATGAATCATTGCGTGCATGGCGATGTCGAATGAAGACGAACTTTCGATCCAGTGGATCGGCGATGACTCGCCGCCATTGATGAACTTGGTGCCAGAAGCACCGCCAAGCCATTGGGGCAAAATTACAAGCCAAGGACGGACTTGTAGCCCAGAATACCTGCGTTTCTTGCAAGGAGGCCCGAAGTGTCAGAAGACCAACTGCCCGAAGAGTTCGGCGCGGGATTGCCGCTGCTCGAAAAGCTGAAGCTGCTCGCCGAGTGGTCGCCGCTCCTCGCCAGGATGCAGGCTGTCCTGTCGGCTGATACGGCACATGATCGCGCGATCGCCGTGATCGACACCCTTCAGTGGGCCGCCGGCAAGAGCGGCACCGAGGTGGACGACGAGGCTCTCGAGCACCTTGAGGCCGTTCTCAAGTCGCCGGAGGGGCAGGCGTTCTTCAACTGGTGCGTCAACAAGATCGACGGTGCGCTGTGAGCCTACAGGTCGCGTCTATTCTGGTGGCCGCCGGGGTGCTGCTCTGGGTGTTCCGCGGCGACATCTGGTATGTCGCCGAGTCGGTGGTCGGGCGGGCGTTCTCTGACGATCACGATCACGCCCCGGCGAAGCGGCGTGGGCCGACGTATCAGGCGGCGATGCTCAACCTGGCTGAAGTGCGGCTTCGGCTCGTCGAAACGTCGGCGTTGTCGAAGGATGCGACCGAAGCCGTAGAGACGTTGACGCTGGCGCTGCTGGCGGGGAGCGACAAGTGAGGAAGCTTGTGGGGATTGCCGTGGCTGCGGTGCTGCTCGTATTCGCGTGGCGGGGGTCGGAATTGAACGTCCAGTGGCCGCCCGTGCCGGTGTCGGCCATCAAGGTGCCGAAGCCAGAGCCGGAGCTGATGAAGCTCGCCGCCGACGTCGGCAAGATTCTGCCCAAGATGACGCCCAGCGACCGGCGGTATTTGGCTCACTTTTATGACGCGATGGCGTTCGTGCTCTTGCGCGACGGCGAGCGGGAGAAGCCGATCATCTCGGATACGGACAAGTTCTCCGCTTTCCACGGCGGCAGCCTGCGATTGGCAATCGACAAAAGCGACGTCGGCAAATACGACGGCCTCGGCGAGGCCATCGATATGGCGTTTATCAAGGCGAATGGCGCTGACGTGCTGAAGGTGGACGAAAAGGTGCGGCGAAATCTGGTTGTCGCCTGCGGCGTGCTCTCGTGGACGTTCTCAATTCATGGCGAATGAATTCGATCCGCTGAGTGCGTATTCCGCTGGCCTGGCTGGCTGTCGGGCTGATCCTCGCGCCGACGAGATGTTCGCGGATTACATAATTCGCCACGGCGGCGACCCCGACGGCGGCAACATCGCCCACGAGTGGGAGTTCGCCGGCAAGGGCGAGGGGAAGCTGACGCTGCTGTTCCCGAAGGTGATGGAGGTGTTCCCTGAGTGCTGGCCTGGGCCTGCACAGTTGTGGGGAGACTGCGTCGGCGCCGCCGCCGCTAATTGCCTGCTGACTTCGCTGGGCATGGAGATCGCCAGCGGCAAGCCTGACGAAGTGACGGGCCGCGCTGAAGGGGCGCCTGAACTTCCAGAGGAGGGCATCCGGCAATCCGTCGTGGCGCGGGAGTCGGTTTTTGCTTGGAGAGCGTTCGATTCTGACGGCTGGGTGTGCAGTGAAGCCGCGAAGGTTTGCTGCGAGAAAGGTTTCCTCATCAGGAAGCCGTATCCAGAGTTGGGCATCGACCTCACGCGATACACGAGCCAGACGATCAAGCTCGGTGGCAAGCGACCGCCGAATGCTGCGTGGTTGAATGAGTCGAAGAAGCACGTCGCCCGCACCGCCACATTCCTTCGTGGTCGAGAACAGGTCAGGGATATGCTCTTCCAGGGCTATGGAGTTTTCAACTGCTCCGGCCTTGGTTTCTCCCGCACGAGAAACGAAGACGGCTTCAGCCCAGTCTCCGGCTCCTGGGCGCATGCGCAATGCTTCATCGGATATGACGATCGGCCAGAGACGGTGAAGAAGTACGGGCAAGCTTTGACCTGCTGGCTCAATTCTTGGAACAAGTGGAACAGCGGCCCGCGCCGCGTCCGCGGCACCGACATCGACATTCCGCACGGTGCCTACTGGGCCTTGGCGAGCACCATCGACCGCTGCCAGTGCATCGCACTCTCGAGCGTCGCCGGCTGGCCGCGTCGCCGTCACACAACCTACGGGGCCGCAGGGAATATATGAGAACGCTCGTCTTCGTCGCCATCGTCATGTTCGGCGGCTGCACATTGCCGCCGCCCACCACCAGCGCCATCGAGCCGTTCGTCGCGGTCGCGGGCCACTACTCGATTCTGGTGGCCGAGGCCGACAAGGTCGCGCCGAAGCCCGTGTCGGACGTCTGTGAAACGTGCCACGGCAGCGGGGTCGTGGGTGACATTAGTCAAGTCCGAATGACCTGCTCCGATTGCGGCGGAACCGGCAAGCGAAAGAAGAGCGTACTCGTGTCGCCTCCGGCTTCCACGATCCGGGTATCACCACCTTGCACGAGCGGCACATGCACGACGCGAATTATCGTCCATTGAAGGACTACGTCGCTCGCCG